CCCGCCTCTCATCCCATCGCAACATGTTCCAAACCATTGGCCGCCAACGCCAGCGCCGCACCAATGGATGTGATCAAGATGAAATCCACAATCGGTGCGCTGGGGCATTACGAAGCCCCTAAATGGGGCGTGTCGCAATTTCCCGACGTGGCGCTGTTCGACGCCATCAAAGCGTTTCAAAAATCCCAAGGCCTCAAAGCCGACGGCGCGATCAAGCCAGACGGCGAGACTGAAGCCGCGTTGAGCCAAGCGATGAACCCGCGCCGCGCCAAGACCGCGCTGCAAACCACTGCCCAAGCCCTGCAAAGCCTGGGCCGGGGCAGCGACGAATTGCTCGCCCACATCACCAAGGAAGAGGCCGTGCTGCTGCATAATGCCACCGACGGGGCGAGCATCAATCCGCAGACGGGTTTGTTGGAGTTTTGGTACGATTATGAGGCGGATGCCGCCGGCGTCGGAACCGCAGCCGATAACCGTGGTCAAGACAGCTATGGTGCTGATCGGGATAATGACGGATGGGGTAACTCCATTAGCGATGCCAAAAGCAATCCGACCGATGATGGCGGAGGTCTAGTCGGTGGAAACGGCGATGATGATTTAGGTGCAAAAACGCCCAACAGCCTGACCGAGACGGCGAAGACAAAAGATAAAGCCAAGGCACAACGCGATCGAGCAAGACGGTCGAACGCTCAAGCCGTAACCAAAGGAAGTCTTCTGGACACCGAGACAAAAGAGGACGAAGTCTCACCATCTCGTTCACTCTATGATAGTATTGTCGATGGCATTAAAAGTGGTCTGTATGGCCTTATGTCCGATGATGAGGAAGAGAAGAAGAATTCACCATATGTAGGTGGGCTGCGGGGATAGTGCCGCAGCAATAATGTTCGTCAATCTGGTATATATGCGATGAGCATTGTCGATAATCAACATTTGGAGGCATTGGGTTGTCGAACACGAAAATATCAAATGCCCTGATCGTGGTTGCGATATTCGCTCCATTTTATCTCAACGACTTGCTGTTGGAGAGCACCTCAAGCGCTTTTTCGTGGGTTGCTATGGATGCTGCTGTACGTATTTTTGTGGTTGGCTTTGCTGTGGCCATTCCATCCATACGTATGATCCTGAAGCAATGGCTCAAAGCACCGCCGCGATCATCGTGGGGGTGGTACTTCATTATCACATGCGTGGCGTTGCTTGGATTTGACGCTCTGGTTACGTTTCCCTTGGTGGAGGCTTTTCCAGATTGGTACTGGCAAGTGGGGGGCTTTCCTGGATATGACACATATACGCTGAGAATACTTGATGTCACATTCGGGCTTATGTTGGTGGCCGTCAGCGAAGAGGTGGTCTGGCGTGGTGTCTTTCGACATTTGTATGAACGCTATTCATGCAACCGCGTCGGTTTGATCGTGATGTCGGCGTTTTTGTTTGCTTTGATTCATTGGGGGCGAGGTCCGGTGGGCATGTTGATGCCATTTGTTTCGGGCGTAATCCTTATGGTGATTTTTCTGCGAACAGGTTCTTTATTGCCGGGCATGGCAGTGCACTACACCGTTAATCTGTTTTATTATGCTCAAAATTGATGTGGTGACCTCTAAATGTGCATTTCACTGATTCGGGGACACAATATCTATTAAATTGTTTTCTGCTGAGCGGTCTCATGCGTTGATATTAATTCCAATATCTCTTAGGAGGACATCTGGTTACGTGCTTGGTTCGTGTTGTTTTGCCCGGCATCCCGCATCATATGTCCCCGCGCGGGAACCGTCGCCAGAGACGTTTTCCCATGATTTGGATTACATTATTAATTGGTATTGTGTCCCTTTATTTTCTGAACAAGGTGGAATGTTTGGGCCAGGGTTTAGCGGACCTCCCTCACCCTTTGGGATCAACCGAGTGCGGGTAAAGTAACCCCTTAACATAACAGCTTCTCAACGATAGGGTGAGTTTGTGTCCATGTGTCATAGCTCACGAAACCTCACAAAAAAAACTAAAATCCGCATGTATTGTCAGCGCACTATATTCAATTCCCTATACATTCAGGCTGGACTGGCTGTGTGTGCAGTCTTCGTCGCGTTGGTTTACATGTGGCTTTCGACCTTTCAGTCATATGTGAAGGTTTCCCCGCCGGACGAACTGCTCGCTTTTTTCGAAGCAAGTGTATTGCATGACGACGGAGAACGGCGCAACCATCTGAGTAAGTGGCAAGATGGTTTCAGGGTTCGGGTCTTTGGCACGTCGACGGGAACAGATCGGCAGGAGCTTGATGATGCTTTGGTCCTGCTTTCCCGTCTGACAGGTCATAGTGTTATGTTCACAGAGGACGAGAAACCAGACATCAAGATCGCATTTGTTGAACATAAAGATGTTCCAATAGTGATTGGTAAGGTTAGTCCCGATTTCTTGAGTGAATATAAACAGTCGGGAGAACCTATCAGGTTGATACATTGCTATACCGTTACAAAGGCTAGGAAAGCAAACTACGAGAAAGCATTTCAGTTAGGCCCCGCCGTGGTTGTCATCGCGACAGACCTAGAGCGAAAGAATTACCTTGATGCTATTTTCAGGTGGTTGTTTCTGGATGGACCCGACATTTTTCACGGATCCTGTGTGGCGGAAGAGCTTATGAATACCTTTGGCTTTTTCGAAGACACTGAGCGTCTTTCACCCTCGGCAATCAATGATCGCCCTTCTGCAGAAATATTTTCTGCAAATGATAAACTCTTGATCCGAACGCTTTATGATCCACGTTTGAAAGCGGGCATGGCGCGAGATGAGGCGTTGATTATTGCCAAGCAAGTGATCGAGGAATTGGTCGCGGCTTACAATGAACATGGCGAAGAGGCGCTTTATCAGCGCTGAAGTTGATGCCGCTAACAGAATATCCACCGGGCTCTCAATCGAGAGCCCGTTTTTTTGTGCCCAAAGCAAACACCTAAAATTCAAAATTCAAACCCAAGGAGAACGTTATGGCCTTAAGTTCCATTGCGCTGTGTTCGCGCGCGCTTTTGAAGACCGGGTGTCGGTCGATCACCTCGTTCGATGACGGGTCGGCGGAGGCTGAAGTTGCGGGCAATTTGTATGAGCCTATTCGCGACGCGCTGCTGTCGTCCAACGCGTGGTCTTTCGCCACCGGGCAGGTGACGTTGCCGCAGCTCGAAGCGGCGCCCGTCGCGGATTTTGACTATGCCTATCAGCTGCCCGCAGACTTTCTGCGTGCGCTGTCGGCGGGCGCGGGACGCGGGCATGGATTGGATTACCGCATCCATGAACGCCGCCTGCACACCAATGCTTCCGAAGTGGTGTTGACGTATATCTTCCGTCCTTTGGAAAGCGAGTTTCCACCGTTTTTCGATCAAATGGTGATTGCGCGACTGGCGGCGGAGTTTTGCATTCCGCTGACCGACAGCACCAGCCGTTCCGAAGCGTTGCTGAAGATCGCCGAGAGCGAATTCAAGCGCGCCAAGATGATCGACGCCATGCAAGACACGCCGCAGGCGTTGGAAGATTACACCCTCGTCGGAGTACGCAGCTGATGGCCAGAATGCACACATTCAAAACCAGCTTTACAGCCGGTGAGGTGTCGATGGAGCTGGCCGGTCGCGGCGATTTGACCGCGTACGACAATGGCGCTGGAAATCTCACCAACATCTTCGTCATGCCCACGGGCGGCATTTATCGTCGTGCGGGGTTGCGTTATGTCGATACCGCGCCGAGCGAAGGCCGTTTGGTGGCGTTTGAATTCAACACCGAACAGGTCTACCTACTGGTATTTCGCGAAGCCGTCGTCGATGTCTACAAAGACGGTGTCAAACACACCTCTATCGATCTCGCACCTTGGACGCTGGCGCAGGTTAAAAACATCAACTGGGTGCAGAGCGCGGATACGTTGCTGATCACCCATCCGGACGTACCGCCGAAAAAGTTGACCCGCGACATAGCGGATGTTTGGTCGATTACGGACTGGACCTATTTTGAAAAAGACACGGTCATTTACCAGCCGTACCATAAGTTTGGTGATGAGGCCGTGACCTTGCAGGCGAATGCCACCGTTGGAACGATTATTTTGACGGCATCGGCCGACTTCTTTGTCGCGGGGCATGTTGGTAAACGGTTTCGCATCGAAGGCAAAGAAGTTGAGATTACGGTCTTCACCGATGCCACCCATGCCACCGCACTGGTCAAAGAAACTTTGACCACAACAGCGGCGACCAAGGACTGGACGGAACAATCCTTTTCCGACGTTCGTGGCTGGCCGGTTTCGGTTTGTTTTCATCAAGATCGTTTGGTGATTGGTGGATCGCGAGACCTGCCTAACCGATTGTGGATGTCGAAATCAGCAGACCTGTTCAATTTTGATCTCGGTACCGGATTGGATGATGAAGCGATTGAGTTCGCGATTTTGTCCGATCAGGTTAACGCCGTTCGCGCGGTGTTTTCCGGGCGTCACTTGCAGATGTTCACGTCCGGCGCGGAATGGATGGTAACGGGTGATCCGCTGACGCCAAGCTCGATCCAATTGAAACGTCAAACCCGCGTGGGATCGCCCATTGATCGCACGGTTGCGCCGTGCGATGTGGACGGCGCAACGCTGTTCGTTTCGCGCACGGGTGATGAGTTGCGCGAATTTCTGTTCACGGATTTGGAACAGGCGTATCAGGCTGGTGATTTGGCTTTGCTGGCGCGGCACATGGTTAACACGCCGTTGGACCAAGATTACGACAAGACCCGACGTCATCTCCACATCGTGATGGCGGATGGCTCGATCGCGTCACTGACTTTGTTTCGGCGCGAAAAGGTTACGGCTTGGTCGCGCCAGGTCACAGACGGAACATTCCTGTCCGTCGCCATGGTGGGTGCGGAAGTCTATGTCCTGGTCAAACGCGGAAGTGCTTATTTTATCGAAGCGCTGGACGACGGCTATAACGTGGATGCGGGCCTTAAAGGAACGGATGCTACGCCAAAGGCTACGTGGAGCGGACTGACGCACCTGGAAGGTCGAACCGTAAAAGTGGTCGGAAACGGCGCGCCGTTGGGTGATTTCGTTGTGAGTTCAGGTTCGCTCACATTGGATGTTGAAGTTTCGTCTGTCGAAATTGGCTTGGCCTACGCGCACATTGTCGAGCCGTTGCCGCCCACCATTGCTTCTGTCAAAGCAAGCAGTCAGGGCGGTCACCTCAGGCCAATCTCTTTTACCTTTCGCGTGCGCAACACCTCAGCGCTACGCCTTGATGTCGGCACTGGCCTGCAAGACATAGCGTTCAAACGTTTCGGTCAGGCGGAATGGGATCAAGGTACCCCGGCCTTCACAGGGGACAAAACGGTGCGCGCATTTGGCTGGCGGCATGGCGGTATCGAACCGTTGTGGCGCATTGAGCAAGATACCCCTTTGCCGTTTGTTTTGCTGTCTGTCGCAAGCGAAATTAGCCTCAACGGTTAAGTCGTTTTTTAACACACCATTTCAAGGAGACATCTCATGGGCGGTACGACCGGCCTTGCGCTTACGGGCGCGACATTATTGAAATCCAAGATGGACGCCAAGTCCAAAAGCGATGGCGGCGCAACGCAAGACTATCAATTGCGCATGAACGAATTGGCGCGTCAGCAAGCGGCGGATGCAAAAAATCACCAAGACGCACTGCTTAAGGCTTCTGCTGCGCAACGGGCACGGTTTGCATCTCAGGGTGTCGGGGCCGCAGGCGGGTCTTCAGACGCCGTCCTGAATGGAATGCGCGCGAAAACAACCCAGGAGCTGAACGATCAAGCGGCTGCATATGCTGCAAAATCCAGCAGCCTTGAAAACAGTTTTGCGCAGACACAAGCCAGTTACCTAACCCCCAGAAAGAGCAACCGCAAAGCCACAGAAGACAATCTGCTCGACGATAACAGCACCTTGCAGCAACTCAAAGACTGGGATTAACCCTGGTTTTTTTCGACGATCCAAAAGGAGTAGCCCATGGCAAGTCATATTAAAATTGGGGATATATCGCCGCGTATTCAGTATACGTCTGACGGCGTGCAAGCGGCGTTTACGTATCCATTTCCCATATTCGAAAATGTAGATTTAGAGGTGTATGCAGATGCTGCACTGCAAAGCACCGGCTTAACCATTACCGGTGCCGGCGATAGTGCCGGTGGCTTGGTGACGTTCGATACCGCACCGGTGAGCGGAATGATCATAACCTTGGCGCGCCGTTTGAACATTCAGCGTACCAGTGATTTTCAAGAATCAGGTGAGTTTAGGTCAAAGGTCATCAACGATGAACTCGACTATTTGACCGCGTCTCTACAACAAGTTTCAGACGATCAATCGCGATCGCTTCAGATGTCGATCACTGAGTCCAAAAATGTTGATACGACTTTGCCGACACCAGTGGCCAATATGTCCATTGTCTGGAATGACACTGAGTCCGGTTTCGTCAACGGCCCAACAAGTGATGAAATCACTAGTGCGCAATCGTATGCCACCAGTGCCTCCGCAAGTTCTGTTGCGGCGGCGACCTCGGCAGGACAGGCAGCAACATCTGATAGCAACGCGGCGGCATCAGCGGCATCGGCATCGGCGAATGCCAACGCGGCGGGGACAAGCACAACGTCCATCGCCATCGGCACGGGCTCTCATGTCTTCACCACCCAGACCGGCAAATTCTTTGAAGCCGGAAACTGGATGCTGATCATCTCCGATGCCGACCCCAGCAATTTCATGCACGGCTATTCAACGGCCTACAGCGGCACTGACCTGACTTTCCAGGCGACCAACATTGGCGGCTCTGGGATCTTCACAGATTGGACGATCCGCTTGTCCGGCACGCAAGGCGCGCTCGGGCCGACAGGTGCAACCGGGCAACCTCAATGGCAGGGGGCGTGGCTTACGGCGACGGTGTACGCTGTAAACGATAGCGTGGAGAGTGGCGGTAGCTCTTACATTTGCCTCACGGCTCACACTTCTGGAACCTTCTCGACTGATCTTGCGGCTGCCAAGTGGGAATTGATCGCACAGAAAGGCACTGATGGTATCAATGGTGATGGCGCTGGTGACGTGATTGGCCCCGCTTCAGCAACAGCCAGTAGCCTCGCCATGTTCAGTGATGCCACGGGCAAGCTGCTTAAAGACGGCGCGGTGATCGGTGCGGACGTTCAAGCGTTTAATGCTGACACTATCGTAGTTCCCCCTGGTACGTCCGGTAATATCCTAACGTCGAATGGGACTGCGTGGACAAGTGCTGCTGCGGCTGGTGGCGGTTCTTGGACAGTGATCGCTTCAAAGACTTCAACAGGAGATGATCCTAGTCTCGATATCACAGGTCTTGATGCTACATACGCGATGTATGCGTTTGCTTGTACTGATTTTGTTCCAATTTCTGCTGGCGCACATCTAGTTTTACGTTTTGGGGATAGCGGTGGATTTGATAGTGGCGTAAGCGACTATGGCTATCACTTATCTTTAACTACAGATGTTGGTGCGGCATATATCGGTTTGGCTCACGCAACACGAGCGCATATCCACATAGCTGGTTCAGTTAATACTGGTACAGACTCTTGCTCTGTAACTGGTTTTATTTCCGGTGGATTTGATGGAACTAACTTATGTTATGTGCATGGTACACATGTAAATGAAAACACTGGTGCAGACTTTTCTGGTGGCCAATTCTTTGGCGGGCGTTTGGCAGTAATTACCACAGATCGTGTGCAAGTGTTGTTTGACACAGGCAATATCAGCGCTGGGCGCTTCACAGTATGGGGATTGAAACATGCCTAATTACATCGCAGTAAGTAAAGTCTCCGTAACAGGTCTCGTATCTAAGAGTACGTTACATGAAACTATTGATGAAGCTCAAGCTCGTGTTACTGAGCTTATTGAACTTGGCTACGCAACATCATTTTACACGTCTTACTATGGGGAGCCTATCGAATGGCTTGTTGCAGATTTGGTGAATAAAACTGTTACGCCTGATGTTAACGGTCATGCGGCTTTACGTGATTCCGATAATTGGAAGTCACTACGCGCAGAGCGTGATCGTCGTCTCTCAGCTTGTGATTGGTGTGTACTCCCAGACAAGCCTGTATCTCAAGCATGGATGGACTACCGCCAAGCCCTGCGTGATCTCCCCGCCAACACTGTCGATCCGGCAAACCCCGTGTGGCCCGTCGAGCCTGTTTAACCAGAAAAGGGTATTGATCCCCCATTCAAGGCAAAAATGACGATATCCACCTCATTGCCGAAGAGGTGTCAGAGGCCACGGTAAAAAAGATGTTCACGGCCCTGGGTATCGACACTGAGGACGCTGACGAAATTAGTCATTTCCAAGCCAACATGGCTTGGGTTTTCCAATTTCGGCACCTATCCGAAAAGGTTGGAACTACTGTCATTTTGAGGTTGATCACACTCACAACCGGCGGGATCGCCAAGCTGGTTTGGGACGCCATGAAATCAACAAAGGTGGGAAACTGACATGCTGAACGTCGAACAATTCCGCTCTGAGGTGGTCGCACCGATCTTGACTGAGTTGAGCCTATGGTCGCCAGCCGCCTTGTTTGGCCCTGCGGCGGGCGATGCGCGACACCTGACGTGGAACCTGGGCTATGGCGTGGCGATGTGTCAGGTGCATTACATGTGGGTGCGCGAAGCCTTGCCAGACGCCGGCAATTTTCCCGCCTTGGCCGCGTATTGGAAAGCCTAATACAACACCGAGTCCGGTGCCGGAACGGTGGGCAAGTTTATCGATGGTTACAACCGGATCGTGAAAGGCGGTGTGCGATGGATATTGGAATGCTCATTGGTGGGCTGGCTAAGTCCGTTCTTGGTGTGGGCTATTTGGATATTCAGGTGTTTTCAAAGACCCTGCCCACGTGAACGCATATGCCGTTCCACCGCCTGTGTCACAACAGTGATTAAGGAGGCTATGAATGCAAGAACACGGTCCTCCCCCGGACTTCGCTGAATTCGTTGCCATCTGGAATAAGGACCAAAATTTAACAACCCCATCTCACCACAAGGCAATATCGGCGTGGCTGGAAAAAAGCTGGAACGGCAACGACCGTGAATTGCTTTTGATGGCTTTTCGCAACTCAGGCAAGTCGACTTTGGTCGGCCTTTTTTGTGCCTGGCTATTGGCTTGCAACCCAAGCCTGCGCATCATGGTTTTGGCGGCGGATTTATCGTTGGCGCGGAAAATGACGCGCAACGTAAAACGCATCATCGAACGCCATCCCGTGTGCGCAGGCCTTAAACCCAAAAGTCGAGATCAATGGGCGTCGGATCAGTTCACCGTCAATCGCGACAGTGAGCTGCGCGACCCATCGATGCTTGCCAAAGGCATCGTCGCGAACATCACAGGCTCTCGCGCCGACGTGGTGATTTGCGATGATGTGGAGGTGCCCAACACCTCCGACTCGGCGCAAAAACGCGAAGACCTGCGCGAACGTTTGGATGAGATCGACTATCTCTTGGTGCCTGGCGGCTTGCAGCTTTATGTCGGTACGCCGCACACCTTTTATACGATTTACGCCAAGGTCGCGCGGCGCGACGCGGGCGAAGACCAGCCTTACCTGGACGGTTTCAAGCGATTGGAAATTCCCATCTATGACGCCCAAGGACGCTCACGTTGGCCGGAACGGTTCCCGAAAAAGAAAATTGAATCCATTCGCCGGCGCACCGGCCCCAACAAATTTCGCAGCCAAATGCTGTTGGAGGCCGTTGATATCGCCGAGGGGCGTTTGGACGTGGACCTCTTGATTCCTTACGGGGATGAATTGAGGTATACGGAAATGAACGGCGAGGCGGTTCTCAGCCTCGGCGATCAAAAGCTGGTCTCGGCGAGTGCATGGTGGGATCCGAGCTTCGGCGCCCCAGAGCGTGGGGACAGTTCCGTCGTTGCGTGTGTCTATACGTCCGAAGACGGTCGCTATTGGCTGCACCGTATCAAATACATGACCCATGACCCGACGCTTGTAGGTGAGGTTTCTGAAGCCGAACAGCTGTGCCGCCATGCGGTCGATTTCGTCAGCGCCTTGCATCTGCCGTCTCTGACATTGGAAACCAATGGGATCGGTAAGTTTCTTCCAGGCTTGTTGCGACGGGAACTGGAAAATCAAGGTGTGGTCTGTGCTGTGTTGGAAAAATATTCCAGCGTGGCCAAGGACCGCCGCATTCTCGAAGCCTTCGATGCCCCTTTGGCGGCGGGGCGCATTCATGTGCACGAGCGCGTCAGAGAAACGCTGTTCATCACGGAAATGCGCGAATGGCGTCCGGCTTCCAAAGCGCCGGACGATGGGCTGGATGCCGTAGCAGGGTGCTTGTTGGCGGAACCTGTACGACTGCCGCGTAACCCGAACGCTCAGCAATGTTCGAAACGGCCAAGTTGGTCGGGCGGTGGGCAAGCGTTTGCGGCTAGGACGCACTTCGAGCTTTGAAAAAATAATATAGCCATTCACAAGCCCCCCCTCAGTGCGGGGGCTTTTCTTATGCAAACACAACATAAAAAAGGAGACCCACATGCAAACCGCATCGGGCCTGGATCTGATTTGGTGGATCACTGCCGTGGAGCTGCCTGCACTGGCGGGGCTGTTTTGGATCGGCTGGCGCAACCACCATGCCGTTCAAGATGACATCGACAAGGTGCGTCATGCCGCCGAAGTCGGCCTAGCGCACCTGCGTGAAAACCTCGACGCCTACAAGTTGGACGTGGCGAAAAGCTATGCCTCCATCTCGTACCTGCGCGACGTTGAAGAACGCCTTACCGGACATTTGATTCGTATCGAAGAAAAGCTCGACATCGCGCGTACAGCGCGCTCAGGGGGGGTGAAATGAACAAACCGCATAATCTTATTGCTACCGCATCGATGAAAAAGGAAAGCGATCTTCAGCGCCAACGCAAACGCGATGTCGATGTGTTAGCGCGCACAATTTATGGCGAGGCGCGTGGTGAAAGCGTGCGCGGAAAAGAGGCCGTGGCGTGCACCGTCATAAACCGTGTGAAACGCGCGAAAGACCGGGGTGGTTATTGGTGGGGCAATACCGTTGAAAAAGTCTGTCTGAGGTCGTGGCAGTTTTCGTGTTGGAATCCGAACGACCCCAACCGCAAAAAGATCAAGCAAGTCGAACCCGGCCACCGGGTGTTCGACACCTGCTTGCGCATCGCGCGTCGTGCGGTCTCGGGGTGTCTTGAAGATCTGACCAATGGCGCCACCCACTACCACAGCGAAGACGTTGATCCGCCGTGGGCGCGTGGTCGCCCCGCATCTGCGGAAATCGGTCGGCATCTGTTTTACAACGACGTCGAATAACGTTTTCAGATAAGGAGAATTTGATGTTTCCGGCAATCATCGGCCCGTTGTTAACAGGCCTGCTCGGCGTCGTCGATAAGGCGGTCGAAGACAAAGACCAAGCCAGCCAGATCAAGGCACGGCTTAATGAGTTGGCGCTGTCTGGCAACATGAAAGAGCTGGAAGCGGCGGCGAACATCATCGTCGCCGAAGCCCAGGGCGAAAGCTGGCTGCAACGTAACTGGCGACCGCTGCTGATGGTGCTGTTTGGCGTGATCATCGCCAACAACTACATCGTCGTACCGATCTTTAACACTCCAGCGGCGGAAATCCCCCCCGACATGTGGGATCTACTCAAACTCGGCGTTGGCGGATACGTGGTCGGCCGTACGGTGGAGAAGGGGGTGAAAAGTTGGCCTAAAACGTAA